CGTGTCCACAGATACAGACACAGTCCTTGACTGTGTCCGCCTCATTCTCTTCCATGTCCTCGTTCTCCTCCTCGTCGTCTTCATCTTTGTCCTCGATACATCCCCAGGTGAAAACCTTGCCATCGCGCGTCAAAGCCATGCTGTAGCAGAATCCAGCAGAAATGGAGATCACATCCTCAAGATCCCGGACAGCTACTGGAGTTGACCGTTCCTCGCAAGTTCCATCCCCGAGTTGTCCATAATAGTTATATCCCCAGGCGAAAACCTTGCCATCGCGCGTCAAAGCCATGCTGTGGCTGTAGATGGGATCTCCAACAGAAATGGAGATCACATCCTCAAGATCCTGGACAGCTACTGGAGTTGACCGATTCTCGAAAGTTCCATCCCCGAGTTGTCCATTTCCATTATATCCCGAGGCGAAAACCTTGCCATCGCTCGTCAAAGCCATGCTGCGGTGTTGTCCAGCAGAGACGGCTTGAACATCTGCCAAATTGATCACAGGATCCATGTTGGTCTTTGTTCGAAATACAATTAAAAAATTTATTTTTTTTTCAACAGGTGTATTCTTGGTAGTTCCCTCCTTTTTTGGTATTGTGTGACGGTCTGGTTCATCCCTGAAACGTTGCTGCATCTTCTAGAAGGTTCATAACCTCTGTCACATTCTCAATCCATACTAGTTATATCCCCAGGCGAAAACCTTGCCATCGCGCGTCAAAGCCATGCTGTGGCGGAGTGTATAAATCTGAAAAATATAATTGTTACCGTTCACAAGTTCTATGGCGTTCGGTATAACTTCCAAAGAACCTGGGTTCGTATTGCTAATTACTTTTGTGGTCAGAGCCCAACGGGTATATCTATGTTTTTTTCTTGAGCGTAATGTTTGATTGCGTTTATGGTGAATAGGAAAGGGTTGACCGCACTTCTTTGAGATATAGAGTCGATCTTTTCGTTCATTATCGTCAGTGAAGGGTATTCCTCGGAGGGGACACGAACCGTTGCAATGAGGAAATACACAAGCATGTCAGACAACTGTTTTTTAGTATTTATAAATATCTTGTTCCTGGTTTTAATCCACTTGTCCACATCGTCTATCACTTTCCTATACGTTTCCTTGAGGACAGGACTAGAAAATTCCTGGTGTTGCGTTTCACCCACCCATAAAGTCAACTTCACTTTATTGAGCTCCATAAACTTTATGAGGTCAGTCAACAATTTGAAAATTCTCTTCTTTGTTTCCGGGGTTTTCCACCTCAACATGTTAAGCAAGTCATGTACCTTAAATACTAGCGCCTCGTTGTTCTTTGGAATTTTGTTTGTCAGATCTGACCTCGAAAATGGTATACTTTCCTTTTTAATATCTAGCCTTTGAATAGTGCTCAATAGATACCGACGACAGCAGCACCTTTCGCACGCATCTCCTTCGAGCAATACCGCATTATCGCAGCATCCGTCGACTATCTTTTTATAGATATTCACAGCATGATTTATTTTCAATTGTTTATTCCTACTTATTCTTGAATTCTTCTTTTCATTCTTTGCAAAAGTAATCGCTTCTGACACAATTTGCACTGTTGTCTCCGTCTTTTCAAAGTGCTTGTAGATGATCTCCGCAGCGAGTTCATTCAACATCTTTAAATCTGGATCCTCCTGAGACTGACTGTAAACACGGTCGTTACATTGCGACCTGTTCCCGTTATCCGACAGGGATACTGGACCTGTCTCATTCGCAGTCATCCTCACAGTTTTTTGTCCTTCACCTCTTTACACAATTTTTTATTTTTTTCGGCGAGAGATAGAGACGATAAAGATTGACAAAGATATGCTTAGGATCGCGATAAGAGGAGCAGCTACGTGAAGGGATATAATGCTACGGTTGTCCCCCAACCCGAAGTCTCTTAACTTTCCGTTCTTGTCAAAGAGCAGACTTGGCTTCACTGTGAATATCATAATCCCCATAGCCGAAAAGTACAAGGTAAGACTCAGCGACACAACAATCGTTGGAATCGAATTATCCATCTTCTAAAAAAATAAAAAAAATCGTGAAGGAAGAAACATCAAACATGTCTACTCCTGTATGGGACGCATTAAGAGCATTTGGAAAAACCCGCAGACCCGAGTTTCTTAAGGATGAACATTTCGGGTTGACGAGCGAAGACCAGTTCAAGGAACTGACAAAGAAACTTGTCAGGCTCCTTAACACTATAGCGCCGAAGTCCGATGAGGAGCTTATCAAGAAATTCAAGTCTTTGCTGATGTCGTTTTCAGAACAGATGACCGAAAATGCCGACACCCTGACTACAGACCAGCGGTTGGCGTTTATCAACCTCATCATGAAAAGGGCAGCGCGGACAAAAATCCCAGGAGGACTCCTGACCGTGAAGGAGTCTATGGAATCCTTCACAAATTTACACTCATGCCTGTTTGATGTCATATGCGTATTGAATGTCAATCAAGATGAGTTGTTATGTGAATCTGAAATTTCCTATACTCCTTACAAATTGAAGTCTCGGAAAGAGTTTGATAAAGACGAGTTCAGAAGCGCAATGTACTTTTGCCTGAGACTTTGTAAGCCTCGTAAAACAGAAGTCTATTCCGATATGTCTCTCACAACAGCTCGCGAAATAGCTCAGAACATCAAGCAAGACATTATAAATGACGATACCAGTGAAGAATCCTTTACAAACTCCGTCTATGCCTTCGAATCTCTGATTGTATACTTCATGACATCCGGGTTCACCAAGAAGTCAACGTGCGTTTCGGAGTCTATATACAACTTAAACGACAGGTCAAAGCTGAAAGAATTCAAACAACTGTCCCTCGAACTTTACGATTTCATAAAGGACCGTCAGTTTAACATGAAAGGCGTCCTTAAGACATACTTGATGAACCTCGCGTGAAGGTTTTACAATCTCCAATTTCTTGGCCTATGCTTCAGCATAGAGTACGCGGCTTCTAGGTATGTCAGATCTATGTCCAGGAATATACAGTGCTTTCACCATGGCACTCACCTGCCCTTGCTCTTGCTGTTTGGGACTAAAAAGAGCGATGGACAGGAACAAGGTTTTGACCCTGAACTTTTTTTCCACAGAAACTCGCAAGACCTTACCCCTTGAGTGGGCCACCTTTCTCGAAAAAAAAGTTGGAATCCAGCTAGACCAGACAAATTATGTTCCAAAGGTAACCGGGATCACAGACGTTTGTGTTCCTATTATGCCAAATATTGGGAAGAAGAGATCCACAAGATTTGGGAAGTGGCCTAGGGGGAAAGGATGTACCCCTAAGAGGAAGGCCGCAAACGGAGCAGTGGACACCTACGAATGGTGCTCGAGAATTGGGGCTTTTGTTCACGTCACCGTCTTTTGCCCCGTCTATGGGAAAAAGAAAGAGACCCCCTTTTCAGGGGCAGGAGACATCTGGACAGAATATTTCAGATACACCGTCCTTCTAAAACCTGTTACGGGCGTAGGTGGTACAGTCAGCCCTATTCCATCCATGACTAACGACTGGACGAAATGTGTTTTTTCAACTGGTTCAGTCTACAATACCGAGACACAATGTGGGGTAGGAAAACCCGGTGGCGTTCCTCTGGACATTGGGGGGTGGAAATCATGAAAGGACTCGTCCCAGCCCGAATACGGCTGTAGAAACTATCGTGTTAAACGCAGAAATTGCCATCTGTTGTTTAGATGCAATGTTGTTGATGGTCACCCCCAGAATAGATCCAACTGTCAGGGAGCAAATATCCTGATAATTCCATATCAACGCATTGATTATCAAATACCTAAAGAATATACCAAATATAGAAGAACTAGGGCCAGACAAAAATCCAAATATAGCCGGGAAAATTATATGAGCCAAGTACCATTGGTAATTGGCAGGAGTTTTCCTCAGAAACTCTATATAAGGAGACTCCTCACAGTCGTTGTATAGTATAAAGGCTATCTGGAAAATCCCGATTAAGAAATACATGTACATGAAGATTCTTGACGCATCCATACAACAAAAAAATAATAAATTTTGTAAAAGAATCGAATAGACCGATATAATAATATGACCCACACTTGGTATCTCACAAGCATTTACCTGTGGAATTACAATCGATGGGCAGAGTATAGATCAAAGGTTATCTCAAAACCCCTCAAATACGGAGACATATATTGCGCAAAACTCAGCCATCTCTCGAGAGTGTGCGAGTTCCTGTCTAGGTCATAACTTTTTTACCTTCGATTGTCAAACATCGAATTAGATACATCGTTGTAACTACTGTATGGCTCTGTAAAAAATATAGACTAAATTTGTGGCTACAAAAATTATGATATGGGTATGGACAATGAAGGACAAAAACAAATATTTCAAAGATTCTGTTATTTGTAGAAACTGTGGCCTCGCCGGCCATAGGCTAGTAAACTGCAAGTATCCCACTATTTCTCTGGGGATCCTTTGCTATAGATACAACTTTATTATCAAACGATTTCAATATCTAATGGTCCAGAGAAGGAGCAGTATGAACATGATGGAGATCGCTCTGGGAAGGTACTCCCTTGAGACGCCGCAGGAAATAGCACGGTTCCGGGATATGGTCTCTCTCATAACTCACAAAGAACAGGAGAGCGTCATGTCTGGAAATTATATGAGGATATCTAGACACGTTTGGGATTGCAAGACTCCTCAGGTCCGAGATTGTGTTGTTAAATACTATGAAAACAACATCGAAAAAATAAGAAAAATATGCGAATCACTACCTCGTTCGCATCTTGAAGAAGAATGGGGAATCCCCAAAGGAAGGAGGAAACTAATCTGCTCTGATTCTAAAAGCGGGTTTCACTATACAACAGAATCAAATAAAAGGTGTGCGTGTAGAGAATTTTGCGAAGAAACGGGCTTAGTCAACAAGAATCTTGTTCTTTTGAATTCACATGGACCTCTCCAGGAAGATTATATGGGAATCCCAAACAATATCCAGTATCGCACCATCTATTATCTTGCTTATTTAAAGGACAATAACAGCAATAATCCAGCCGTTGACCATATACCTGTCGACCCCCAGAATAAATGTCAGGTCGAAGAGATCAGAAATGTTCAATGGATGACATTGGAGGAAGCTCTCGATAAAACTGATAAAGACAAGTACAGCGATAGGGTAGCTTTGCTAAAAAATGTAGAGCTGTTTCTCAAAAAGAATAATTGTTCGTAAAAATGGGAAATACTGTTTGCAAGCTTGTCTATGATGAAGGTTGTGCTCACAGAGGCGGGGTTAACTCAGATTCCGTAGACGGTTCAGAGGCAGGGGCGACATCATTCTTATCAGATGCTGAGGCGAGAGGAGGCGCCGATCCCGCCGCCGGTCCCGGCGGCGCGACGACCCCGGCCCCGGCGGGGCCGTCGCCGGGGCCGCCGGCGACGACCCCGGCCCCGGCGGCCCCGGCGGCCCCGGCGGCCCCGGCGGTCCCGGCGGCCCCGGCGGCCCCGGCGGCCCCGGCGGCCCCGGCGACGGCGGCGGCCCCGGCGGACCCGGCGGACCAGGCTTCGAAATTAACCCCTATGCCCAATTTTGAGAGTATTAATGACTATATATTATACGATATATACAATAGCACGCAGGTACAATATTTAGGAAATTGCACAACGGGCAATTGCGCCGATGAACCACTTAAACAACTTATCGATTTTCTTGAAAGGGCATTATTAACTATAAATAGAAAAGGCACAGAGTTTGATTCTGAAACTAAAACTAAACTAAACAAATTGTACTCTAGTAATATATATGAACTTAAAGGACTTTTAAACACTTTTACTAAAAGTCAAGTGGACGACACAACCATCAAAGGTATAAAGGATTATATTGAAAAAAATATTAAAAATCCTGACAATGGAGCCAACAACGAAAGCATCCGAGTTAAAGCATTGGATATAATAGCTAACCCTAACACCAGCTCCATTCTTTACTACGTAGATACAGATGAGGAAATTAAAAGTGTGTACGGTGAAGAATATGGAGTGACCAATATGGACATTCTTCTGAAGAAGTTAATCATACAATCTCTGGAAAAGCTGGAAGAAGAAACTACTATTAGCCCCAACCTCATAAGGAAAATGAAGACGCTAGAACCTATCAATCTTCAGTCATCCGACTATTCCTTATTTCCAGAGGAAGAAAAGAATGTTAACTTAATCAGAGAATGGAATGATCAGGTAAACAACTTAAAAGACGTCCTAGACCAATACTCTGATAAAAAAATAGATATACAAGAAGACCTTCAAAAAGAAAAAGCTAAAAAGAGAGCTAAAGATAAAACACAGGAATCTCTTTACAAGGTGTTCCAAAAGATTGGCAAAGAAAATACGAAAAAGAAATCTAATAGTGCTAGAAAATGAATTTTTTTTTTCTGGAAAACACAATGGAAAACATTATCATGGATGGTTCATGCTTGCCCCCTTCCACTCTGGAGTCTCTAGTCTCTCTTGGAATATCTACCATGTCGTTTTCGATTCTAAAAGATACGTTGGACTGGAGAAAAAACATAGGAACAGGAGTTCTCTTGTCGTCCGTTCTCTCAACCGGATTCAGTGCTGCTAATAGCATCATTGAGTTCAACAGCGAAATGTCAAACCCATGTCTATTCCACGATATTACAACAATTCTTGTCTTCACTCCTCCCGTCATCGGATGCATTTTCTCGGCATTCACTTGATCCCACGAAGGAGAATAATTCGCTCAAAAATAGATATGAAATTTACGACGAAATCGAACGACTCAGTTGGATAGTCCACTGTTGTTTTTGAACAATTTTTCATATTCTCGAATACTCTTCCTGCACTCACAGCAGTCAGAAGAAGAATCAGGGTCAATCCTGTTAGTATGAAAACATTGTTGATACCGAAAGCGATAGCAATCCCTAACTCTATCAAGAAGTAAACTAAGGATATTGCGATAACATGCCGCTCAAATGTCTGAGTTGTCCCAAACATAATCCCTACAAAGATGGGGACTATCATGATGGCTATGGCTAGTAGGGATGTCACCTGCAACCTTTTGATGCTTATTGGCTCATTCAGCTCTATAAAGAGAGATAACACAAATGCCAGAATGAGAACGATGACAAGAGTGGAGAGTGTCTTCCCAAGAAAGTCCGATGAAGGAATCTCTACCAGCTTAGCGTAAGACCAGACAAGCAATAGATACACAAGAAGAACAACAATAAGTAGAGAAAGTGGTCTTTCTATAAAGCGTCTTCTATAGCGTTTTAAGTACCGATTCCGCTTGACAATGAAAGTCGGGATCGCCACCGAAACCAGGACAGCAGCTACATACAAAAATACATTCGCCACATAGTTTTTGCAAGTTGGCATACCATTTTCGAAGGCAAATGTCCTATACAGAGTTACAAGGAGAACCAAGACAAAACAGAGAATAACCACTTCGATCATACACTTCAATCATTTTTTCCGATAGACTGGTCGGCTTGGAGGATGTTCAAGGCTGCGTTCATGTCCCTGTTCAGGAAAGTGCGATACTTGGTGGAACAGCACCATCGCAGTCCCCTGATCTCCCGTTCGTCTATCATCACGGGACGGAGACGTTCACCACAACAGTGGCAAACCTTGCTGTGGTGATAGATTACTTCAGTCTATCCGCTATACAGCGTGTTTAACAATCTGCTAAAAAACCTCATTCTCTTTGAACCCACTTATTTTCGATTTAGGAAAATTGATTGACGAAGACTTAAAGTTGAAGTCGTCAATGTTCCCTATCAAATGTTTACAAAATTTGTCTCTCGCATCTGGCACGTTAGACTGGTCTGGGGTAGTCATTGCCTGACGAATGTTGATTCTTCTGTTGATAGGATCCGATCTGGGAGCGATCCTCCCACTCTCGTCCATTTTTTCGACAATTTTCTGCTGTATCTCCTTAGATGTCGATGACATAGCTCTGTCATATCCTATGTTCTCCCCATATACCCTATTCATAGCAGGATTTTCCACGGAAGGTCCCCTTTCTATTTTCCCATCACTCGATAACCTAAGAGGAGTACCGTCGATACTCGTTGTAAATCTCTCTTTTTCTCCAGAAAACTCGAATTTGTATAACGTGGAAACTATAACAGCTCCAACAATTGATACGATCCAAATGGAGTCCCTGGAAATAACGCTTAGTATTGCTCCAACTATTACCGAAGTCAAGAAGAGGGAATTGTATTTTTCTGAGTCTGTCGTCTGCCTATCTGAATAAATTGGAGTATCCAACAGAACCTTTGGATTCTTGTACCATATGTCCATGGTTCAAAATCAAAAAAAAAATGTTGTAATATGATCGAGAAGAAAACAACAGAAACAGGTAGTTATCTCATTGTAAGACATCCGACGGCACCCGAAAGAATTCACTCTACAGGGGAGATGGTAGGTGGAGCAGACCACGTTCCAGTCAAAGTTCGCAAGAGCTTCGTATCTGGGTACGCCGGGAACATAAAATTCTTCGGGGACTCAGACTCGGATATGGCAGATGTCAGTTTTGAATCAAACAACGACAGTGTATATCTGGTACCAACATTTGCAGAGAACTCTTTCGAAGTTGTCGACATTTCCGAAAGAAGATCAAAAATATGGTTGAAATCCAAGATGCAAGTCGCGGCAACTGTCGGGCACATAGGTTACCGCGAGGTCTCCGAAGACGGAAAGGGTCCTGTATGGGTAGTCCCGGCTGATATATCCCAAGGATTATACCAGATCGGCCTTGTTGGTAGAGGCGGAATAGTCAAAATGATTGTTAAATCTGAAAAGCCTCTCAAAGTCTCCGGAGACTGGATCGTGGCCGCTTGTATCCCTGAAGGCGGAGAGGTAACTGAAACATCAAATAATGTTTGGAAACTATCGACCAACTGTGTTGTATGGCTGCATAGAAGCAAGACCAAGGAGATCAATACAGGTCTTCTTTTTGGTCCTGCTGCAAATAATGCGGTTGTAAAAGAACCAGAGGACGCGCCCGCGCCCGCGGCAGCTCCAGCTCCCGTTCCAGCTCCAGTTCCAGTTCCAGCTCCAGCTCCAGCTCCAGCTCCAGCTCCAGCTCCAGCTCCAGCTCCAGCTCCAGTACCCGAATCTGCAGAGGCAATCTCCGTTTCCACGGAGAACGTCATATCAAACGCGATCTCCAAGCCCCTCGACCCCATCACTGGGACGGAAGATCCCAAACCTTCTCTTGAGTCTGAGGTTGTCCCCACGACTGAACCCGAACAATTAGGCGAAAAGAATAATAAGCCGGATATTAACCTTCTTGGAAGACCAAGTATCACAAATCTTTTCTTCGGACCAAGTGCACCTGCAGAACTCGAAAAAACCAACAAGGCAGAGGCAGATGAAGATGAAGATTCGTCCAGTGAATCTTCATTTGAAGAGGAATCAATCTCCGATACATCAACAGACGAAGACGACTGAACTCATAGAACTTCATTGAGATGGTAGATATCCTCTTTCCAAAGATCTGACGCAGACTTTTTCGTCAGAATATCCAGCTCTTTTTCTAATTTTTGAACATCTTCCAACAGTTTCAAATACCTTGTCTTTGTCATTGTTCTGATTGGCATCTCAGTATGTTTGTCGGAAAGCCGGAACTCCTTTTCTACCATTACGGTGTCTAGAGCTTCTTCATCAACTCTTACATCGATTTCTTCATCTATCACCATCTTGATAAACCTCGCTCTTTCAGATGCAAATCTGATTTTCTCTTTCAAGATGTCAATGAGCTTTTCCCTCCTTTCTACGTACTTATCGTACCTGACTTCTGCAAACTCGAAGAATAACTCGTCCAGCTTATACTTCTTTAATGTACCATCTTTGCTCCATAGGTGCATGTTAGACAATGTCACCTTTTTCTCCAACATCTTTTTGAGCTGATTAATAACATTTTCGTCTTTGATATTCTTCAGAGTTACTCTAACAGCAGTGTCTGTAATATCCCATTCCGCTCTGATATCAAGTTTCTCGACATATGCCTTGAAAGAGAACGTGCTCACTCCAGGGGGTAGCTCTTCTATGATATACGTGTCAGCGCCTCTTCCTTTGAGCAGCTCCGTGCTTACTGTCCATTCATCCTCCGAAGTCTTTATCACTGATCCCTTAAATCCCCTGTACCAGGGTCTGATATTCACACTCAACGATTCTTTTACATCTGTTGAACTTGCATTGCTCCTTCTATTTGCATATTCCAAACACAGATCGGCAAGATCGGAGGGGGAGAATGAAGGTACCTCCGTAGAGTACCCCATTCCAATTCCTCTTGTCCCATTCACAAGAATAAGAGGAATTACTGGGTAAAAGCTCTCATACTCTACCTCCTGACCCTCTTGAACTTTCCTTACAACAACTGTTTTATCAGAAACCGGGAACATTCTCATACACGCCTCTGTCGGTCTAGTGAAGATGTACCTTGGAGCTGCACTGTCTGAACCGTTGTGATTCCGGGTTCCAAACTGACCTCCTGGATAAAGGAGGTTGATATTGTTACTACCCATATAGTCCTGAGCCATATTGATAATGGCTCCACAAAGGCTCTGTTCTCCATGGGTATACGACGTTGCAGAGGCTGTACTTGCTGCAAATTGCGCAACCTTAACACTCTTGGACATGCTCAAGCTAGTTATCGCCGTGTACAAAATCTTTCTCTGCGAATCCTTCAAACCATCAACCAGAGAAGGGATGCACCTTTCGTTTGATTCTTTCGTATATAGAACAAGTTCGTCGTCCACAAATGATCTCAAAGGGATGTCTTTCAAGGATTGATAATCGACTCCGCCAGACTCTCCCATCTTTGTTTTCAACCAATCCTTCCGTTTGTCGGCTTTCCCGACGCCCTTGCCCATACTCATCTCTATGGCTTCCTCGTCATCTTTTCCAGATACCGTGTAGGTCTTAAGGTACTTTTCCTTTAGCTTGAAATATTCTCTTCCTTCTGCAGATGTCGAAGTGCCCAGTCCCTTGTAGTATTTGATGGTCCAACCTTTTCCAGAATTTACCTCGAACCACCTATTGAAGCTCGGAACGTCAAAGAATGACATGTCATCCTTCGCTTTTGTAGCTTTGATCACCGGAGTAATCATACACTTCACATATCCATTCTTCAATAGATCAGGCCATAATGTTTTGAACATGGCAATCATTAAGCCTCGAATATGAAATCCGTCTACGTCTGCATCAGTCATGAGAACAATCCCTCCATACCTCAGTCGGCTAGAGGAATCCTTGCTTGAGTCTAACCCCAAGATTTTCATGATCTTCGTTATCTCCTCATTGGAAGCAATCTTAGACTTTGTAATATCCGAAACATTCAACGGCTTACCTTTCAACGGAAATACTCCATAGTTTTCTTTATCTTTGAGGGAAGACACTCCAGCGATCGTCAGTGATGCTGCAGAATCTCCCTCAGTCACAAACAGTAGTGTGTCCTTCCATTTGAGAGTACCCGCATTTTTAGCATCAACCAGTTTGTCTATCCCCTTGATAACGGTTGCTGTCGATGTCTTGATCTTTTCCAATTCTTTTGAATCTGTCTCGTCCACCGTGGTTGCAATGACATCCCTGAATAGATCCTTTAGTGCCTGACTCGAACGGATTGTTATCTCCCCAAGCTGTGCTACCGTGTTTGTCAATCTCTCCTTAGACTGACCGTCATATGTCGGATTTCTTAAGTTCTTCAAGTTGATGATGACGTATATCTTGTTCTTGAAATTGTTCTTCACCTTTGCGTTAATCGTCAAATTCTTCGGAAGAAGCTTTTCGCAAATTCTATCAACCACATAGTCAACGTGTCTCCCGCGATCTGTCCTCGAACCGTTCACGAACGCCCTTGATTCAAATTTCCCCGTACTACTGAGTCCACAGTACACTTCCCAGTCAGAGTTTGACAAAATCTTCAGAGAGGTTTCACATACCCTTGTCGCGTACTTCCCAAACGTGTTGAAGTCTCCCATTATCTTTCCCTCGTACTTCACTTTTTTTCCAGATATCGCCGAAAACTCGATTGTCCTCGATTCCACAATATCCTTGAAATTCAACAAATTCAAGCTCTCGATTGGCTTGAAACTCACCATCACATAGTTTGACTTTGAAGCGTTTTTTGACTTTGTCACCTCCACATCCTCCATCTGCTTAGAACACTTGACTATCGTTTTCTCGAAATTTTTGTTAAGAGTTATCTTGAATGTTTCAGAAAATAGGTTCGTCAATTTCACACCAAGTCCATTCTGCCCGGCAACTCCAACACGGCTCGTGTCGTCAAAGTTTGAGCCGGTCCTCAGAGTTGTAAACGCCTTCAAAACATTCTCGTGATCCAACGGAGAATTTATAGAGATATCGTTCGTTACTGATACCTCATCTTCTTTGAAAGACACACTGATCTCAGAATATCCATTGTCGTTTGCATTGGTAATAACCTCGTCAAATACCTTGAATAGTCCTGGAGAAGCCTCTATTACCTTCTCTACACCATCCTTGAGCATCAGACTCATCGTCTGATTTTCAAGAGATCCAATGTACATCCCCGGTCTTTTGAGCACATGCTCGCGATCCGTTAATGACACAATTGCCGACATTTCAGCCTTTATCTTTATATCTTTGACCCACACAAAAAAAAATTATTTTTTTTCCTATACCTCGACTGGATTCTCCTAAACTGGTGTATTCCTAGTTCTCCATTTCCATTATATCCCCAGGCGAAAGCGCGCATGGCTAGCTTGAAAGTTTAGGAAAGCCAAGAGACCTAATGATCAAAATAGAAAAGCCCAAGGTAAGAACGGCGCGCGCTACCTCAGCCATCACTCTCGTCTTCGTATCTTTATCAGAGAAATCCTGGTGAAGCTCTACCGTATCCATTTCAGGTTCTTTATCTGGGTTCGCCACCTCTGCAACTTCCCTATTAGATATCTCAGCTGACCCGAGCATTTCGTAAACGATAATATCGATCAGTCCCCTTATGAGTCCGCTTACCGCCATAACGATCGTCCATGCTACAGCTATCGGTATTACATTGTTATCAGATAACCACAGGGTCAAATCAGACTTCGCCATTTCTAAAGAACTAATTTTTTTCATGGATTACATTGGAAGTATCCTGCTTAAGGTGGAACTTCAGGTCGTTTCCTATTGATCTAAAATGTTCACAGACCAGGGGTATTGCGTAAGGGATAGAAATTCGCTTCATTATACCATCACATCCTTCGATAGGACATCCTTTAAGACCTCCCATCTTTTTTGCATCGATAAAGTAAGTGCAGTCAGGGTCTGAACAGACGTAATAGTGCTGAATATCCGATGCATCCGTCATTAAGTACTTGCTCACCTGCATCTTCCCAGAAGACACGTACGCATCTCTCTCCATCTCTCCTATCTTCATTCCTCCGTTCTGGGCTTTACCAGCACGGGGCTGTTTCGATACCTGGTCGTAAGGATCATACCTTCCTGTTATTCCCTGATATTGAGGTGGTCTCGTATGATACTTTTCTGATGACAAGTGCTTCAGTCTCATAAAGTAAATTATCCCAGCGAATAGCTCGCACTCTTTCCCAGATGGAAGGTACGCTTTATAGCTAGAGAATTTGGGTTTTTTCGGGAGATTCGGCAGAGGATCGAAAGGGTCCGATATCGTCCCCACCTCATCTATCGCTTGCTCCATGATAAAGTTAGGAGTCTCCCTTGTGGGGAAAGCGTGCGGATTGTAGAGAATGTCAGGATGAGCCCCGATGTCTTCAAAGTACGGCATTTTGGAGACGGGTCGGATCTCGCAGACAGTGCACTTCTGGCCAGATCTTGTACATAACTTGTCCCCAACCTGAATTAAAGATCTTTTCGTAAGCTGAACATTTACGGTTTTTAGACCCGTAACGGGATCAACTCGCACGTTGACGCTCGTCACTTTTCCGTATCTCGCGGGCGAAGAAAGAACACTGTCATCTTTTATCTCAATCTTCCCCGTGCTGAGTTTTTCTTTTTTGAACGCTTGAATTAGAACAGTGGTCGTATTCCGCAAAACCTCTGAACCTATGCGGATGACTCCGTTCTTATCAAGCATGCTTCTGTCTCCCTTTCCTTTCCATTTACCAGATACTAATCTATTCATTGTGCTTGAATCTATGAAGTCCTCTTGGTAAGAGAAATTTCTATGAGAGAGCCCTGTGAATACTCCCGAGTTAACAGCCGCCTCAGAAATAACGATACCGTCCTCCATGTTATTTCCCTCAGCGGCCATAAGCGCAACAAGAACGTTGCGCCCCCTTAGACCATCTATTTCGTGCGTTGTTGTTGTAGTAACCTTCGGCTTATCGTTAAATAGTCCTGTATACCTTATGGTGAAATGATTCTCTTTTGTACCCGACCCCGATAAGGCCTGTCTTGTCTTTCCCGAAGCATGCAATGCCCTCACCGGTTTGCAATGGTTCATGAGGGGTATTGTCGACATGGATAGAGAAACATTGTCTAATGGACTTGAAGCATGTGTATACCCCTTGTCCAAGAGGGCCTTTACTGAAAACTCCCCATTTTTACCTATTATACCGTCAAAAATATTCAGCCCTTCTTCTTCGTAATGATCGTAATATAGCACCCCTCCTGATTTTAGGTCAACAAGTGGTCTAAGCATCCGTCCAGAGTCACAGTATATGTTGTAGGAATTGTTTCTTCCTTTAGATACGCTCACCCCGTAACCTCGTCGAACCCCATGTTTCTTAAGAAGATCATACAACGTGTTTTCATCTATCTTCGAGTCACACGTACCCCACAACGTGCCGTTGACGATGATGGTGGTTTTTTTCATGTCACCCGTTTCGTATATCCACATAAAGCCCTCTATTTCCCCCACCGCCTTCAATACCGGCTTTATCATCTCGCCTTTCTTATCTTTTGTTACTTTTACTCCAAGACATATATTTAGAACGATCCCGACATCTTGAGACTCCGGAGTGTCTATAGTATCAACCCTCCCTATCATACCCTTCTGTATATTACGAATATCCTGAGACAGATTGTTCCTGTTTAGATACGATACGCGCCTGATGTGGGATAACGTCCCACACCTGCTAGAATCTCTACTAAGCTCTTGAATAAAAGGAGATACAAGGTCCGTTCGAACACTGAATTTTTCGTCTATATTCCCTCTCCCCCTCATATACTTATTCATCTCTTCTTCAACCTCAGTGCTGTTTACAAATCTGTCAAACCCCTCATCTATCTTTGCTTTAAGGAGAGCCTCGTTTATGTACGGAAGTTTCATGAGAGACACCCTCATATGATTCCTGAGATTTCTGACCCAATCGTATACGGTATCTCTCAACATCAGCTCAACCAATGCCCCCGGTCCAGATACTCTTGTATTCATGAATCCCTCATAGTCGAGATCGCTCGTCTCCGTCCTATCTTTCGTGTACACGTCTAGCATTCTTGATATAGACCACGCAAACCCTCTTGCTTTTGACAAGAATAAAGAGCCGTGATCTGTCATTTTGTTCTTTGGAACAACCGTGTCCTGGTTGCTGTAGAATTTCACTATCCACTCCTTCTCAAGATCTCCTCTTCCCGTGTCTTTAGATAATGCCGCCCGCGCCTCCTCTACTGTTTTATAACGTTTGTGCGATCTAACCTTATTGAGAATTACCTTGTCCCGGTTGTTCTTCGCTATCATACCTATTACGTCCTCGTCACGAGACACTCCTAGAGCCAACATAACATCGAACAGATTGAACCCGCTTTTGACCCACACCGGACTTTTGATGACAATATCGATATCTCTCGCCAACACCTCGGGTATTTGCTCTTCTATAATATCTACCTCCAACCACATGTTGACGCCCGGGTCTTCGTCAGACACCGTCTTTATCGTACCAAATATAATTTTTTGGTAACTGTTTGTTTTTCTTGTCGCTTTCGACCTGACAACAGTCAATGTATTTTCCGCTCTATCCAGTCTTGAAATGATTGCCTTTTCATTTCCGTTTTCATCTATAAAGAACCCTTTCTCCTCTTGTGGCTTTCCAACAATACTTCCCGCCATAACGGGTATTCCAAAAAGAGGGTAGTCCCTCTTCATCATTTTATATGTTAAATACTCCTTGGATGCATTGTTGTTCCTGTATCTCACCTTAACATGAACATCGCACAAAACCTTGCAGTTGTAGGGGACTTGCGCGAGTCTTACTTCTTCTGTGCTCCTGTCTACTCCAATCACTCTCTTGGGAACTACATACAGAACACATTCTTCTACAAGCTCGAACTTGATTATCTTGACAGGTGCCTGGGGGCCACATATTGAGCTTATAATGGAGCCAGCATTGCCTATAAACGAGTTGTAGGAATCCAAACACATCTCGTAAATATCCGTCTCTTTTTTTGGATCAATCAAATCACTCATTCTATGAATTTATAAAAAAGTTAGTTACAAAGTGTCGACTCTCAGACACGCTGTATAGCGGATAGACTGAAGTGATCTATCGTCACAGCCCCCTGCCTTCGGCTCGCCTTGTCAGTACAGTTTCATTGCCTTGATAGGACTAACCCAAACCCTAACCCAAACCCTAAACCTAACCCTAACCCTGGCCCTGATATGAAGCATCGGAGGGTGTTCAGGGCTTTGCTCCTGCATAGCTGAAACGTTGCTACAGCTTCTATAAAAAAAATAAATATTTTCCATTAAAAAAAGAGAAAAACATGGATCCTGTGATCAATTTGGCAGTCTCCAGCAGAGATGGCTTGAACATCTGCCAAATTGATCACAGGATCCATGTTTTTCTCTTTTTTTAATGGAAAATGAAGACGCCAGTTGAAAAAAAAACAAATTTATTTTTTCAACTGGCGTCTTC